GAATAATTTTAGCACTACATTTTGATTTTACTATCGGACTATTGGTGTCAGCATATGGAGTTTGTACATTTTGGTTAATGTTGCCAAGTAATAGGGGGCAAAATGACTTATAATTGGTGCCACGGTCCAAGTTGCCACGAGAAAGTTACACTCGATCGGATAAGAGGTAGCAAAGGTAATAAGGTATTGAGGACCAAAAGAATAAGGCTAACTAGTTGGAATGAGAATAATTGTTGGTCCCATTTTTGTAGTCAAGGTTGTTGGAATGACTTTATGTATAAGCATTGGGCAAGTGCCATTGCACTAGAGCCAAGACGAGAGCCACTAGAAACACCGATCAAGGATCCACAGAAAACAACTCACAACAATGGTTATTACAATTATAATAATTGGGATATACAAAAGAAAGTTGTTGACAATAACAATGGATAATATAGGATAGTTATTATGAAAGATAATAAAAAGTTTTTCGGTAGGGATTGGACGCAAGGGGAGATTAACTTTCCTAAATATCTCACACCCGAAATTATTCATACTGCTTTGTTTGTCCACAATGCAAAGGACAAAGAAGAAATGTGTGCAAGAGTAGAGTACTGCGCACAACAAATAGGAGATGAGGCGATGTCTTATGCGATGTCATTATTGGTATTGCCTTATCTTATTGATAAAGCCCAAGAGTCTAAAGAGTACAAAGACTATATGGAAGAAAAGAAAAGAAAGTTAAACTAACCAACAAATTGCCCCACTAACGTGGGGCAATAGAGGTACCAATCACACATCTAGTATAGGTTGTATCGCGACCCCCACCCCCCAAACTTACAAAAAGGGGTCCCACTACTCTAGGTTGTATTGCTTGATTTAGAGAGTTTTAGCTGTTAAAAACATGTTGAACATCTAAAGTGGTGCAAAAAATTTTTTAAAAATTTTTATGAATTTGAATAACGTAGATATTAGTAGACTACCTGCAGACGTCAGAAAGACATTTAGAAAACTACAGGTAATGCATGCAGAAAAAAAGATACAGAACAAAGCCAAGAATGACTTCTTGTCTTTTGTTAAATGTGTGTGGCCAGAATTTGTTGAGGGGCCCCATCACAGGCACATAGCAGAAAAATTTAATAAACTTGCTTCAGGTGAAATTACAAGATTGATTGTAAACATGCCACCAAGACATACAAAGTCAGAGTTTGCAAGTTATCTTTTGCCAGCATGGATGGTGGGCCGTGATCCAAAGTTAAAGATTATTCAAGCAACGCACACTGGAGAACTAGCAATTCGTTTTGGTCGTAAAGCAAAAACATTAATTGATAGTGATGAGTATTCAAAAATTTTTGAAACAAGACTTAGAGAAGACAGTCAGGCAGCAGGACGTTGGGAGACAGCCCAAGGTGGTGAATACTTCGCAGCCGGTGTAGGTGGAGCGATTACTGGACGTGGTGCGGACTTACTAATCATTGACGACCCTCACTCAGAACAAGATGCACTATCACCCACAGCTATGGAGTCAGCTTACGAATGGTATACGTCAGGTCCACGTCAACGTTTACAACCAGGAGCAAAAATAGTTTTAGTTATGACGCGTTGGTCTACTAAAGATTTGACAGGTAAACTTATAGCACATCAAAAAGAAGCAAAGTCTGATCAATGGGACGTGGTCGAGTTTCCAGCGATCATGGACCATGGAACAAATCCCAAACCTGTATGGCCACAGTATTGGAAGCTAGAAGAGCTTGAGAAAGTAAAAGCAACATTACCAGTTGGTAAATGGAATGCACAATGGATGCAACACCCGACATCTGAAGAAGGTGCAATAATAAAACGTGAATGGTGGATGAAATATGACCATGAAGAAATACCACCTTTACATCACGTCATACAATCTTATGATACAGCTTTTTTAAAAAAAGAGACAGCTGATTACAGTGCGATAACGACATGGGGAGTTTTTTATCCTGACGAGGATTCAGCCCCAGCATTATTATTGTTAGATGCAATTAAAGGCAGGTATGAGTTTCCAGAATTAAGACGTTTGGCACTAGAGCAATATAAATACTGGCAACCTGAATCTGTAATTATTGAGGCAAAAGCTAGTGGTTTACCACTAACATACGAGCTTAGGCAGATGGATATACCAGTTGTCAACTTCACACCTAGCAAAGGAAACGATAAGCATGCCCGTGTAAATGCTGTTGCACCTTTGTTTGAATCTGGTATGATATATGCTCCCGAGCAAAAATTTGCTGAGGAAGTTATTGAGGAATGTGCATCTTTTCCGTTCGGCGATCATGATGACCTTGTGGATTCCACGACACAAGCGATTATGCGATTTAGGCAGGGTGGATTACTAAAACACCCAGAAGACTATGTGGATGAAAAGGCAGAAAAACCTAAGAGAGCATATTATTAATGAAAAACCAAATACTAAAGCTATTAAGACAACGATGGGCAAAACAGAATAAAGCCATACCACAAGGTCTTGATGCAGTAGAATTAGAAAAAAGAGCAGAGAAGATTGAAGCTGCTTTGATGAAAGCACAGTACGATGGTCCTATCAATGCTAATCTTATAAATCAAATAGAAGCATCAAGAGAACAAATTAAAAATTTAGACATGAATGAGTTATCAGCTATGGCTGAAAAACTTGGTCTTAACGATCCAAACAAAAATAAATTTTTACAACCAAAAGCAGATGTCTATGAATTAACAATGCCACCTAAAAAAATACCAGAGGGTGCAAAAATCATGGGTGGTAAAGCAGACACAGTAAAACAAGCTAGCGAACGTGGTGACCCTTCAGGTGTATTTAACGCAATGAAAAACGATCCAGAATATTCTGAAATTATGCGAGAGTTTGCGTTAGCTAAAAAATTTCCGTTTGATAGATTTTATAATGTAAGAAGTGGTGAAGATGCAATTCCACTTGCAAGAAAAGCAATGTTTGACGAAGAAACAAAAGAAATGGGTCTGTCTCTTACACCTCTTAAAGATAGAGAAGGCACTGTTGGTGAGTTTGTACAAGAAATGAAAAGATTTAAAATTCCTGACAAAGATATACAGATGATGTTAAGTTCTGGTAAATCAAGTCAAGTACCATATGTTATGGAACAATATGGTATGAGTGCGTCTGATGTAGTTGACACTTTAAAACGTGGTGACCCGTTAATCGAAGGAATGATGAAAGGTGGACGTGTTGGTTTAAAAGATGGACCAGACATGAATAGAAGAAATTTTTTAAAAATTATGGGTGGTCTAGCATCTATACCGATCGTAGGTAAGTTTTTTAAAATTGGTAAAGTAGGAAAAACTGTATCTAAAGTTCCGGTAATTAAAACTGCAGATGTTGCAGGTAAACCAGAATGGTTCGATGCATTAGTTAACAAAGTAATTCTTGAAGGTGATGATGTCACTAAAAAATTTGCAACAGGTGAAAGACAAACTGTTCATTCTAAAACACTTGATGATGGTTCCGTGGTTCGAGTTACACAAGACACTGACCAAGGTGCTGTAAGAGTTGAGTATGACAGTGATGCAAATGTTTTTGAAGATACTGTACAGATGGAATATAAAAAACCATTACCTGATGAAGGAGATCCAAATCCAGCACCAGAGTTTACTACAGCAGAGTCAGGTCCGGTTGGCAGACAAACAGGTCCAGATGATTATGATATAGATGTAGATGAAGTTGGTGGTACAAGTATTAAAGATTTAGATTCTGATGTTTCTGCATTGAAAAAATATGCAACAGGTAAATTAAATATGAAAGAAATAGTTGATTCAATAAACAGAAAAAAGAAAGCTCAAAAAATAACAGAAGGTGGTGATGAGATGATAGACGCAGTTACCAAAAGACAAGGTGATTATGATCCTTACGCAACAGGTGGACGTGCAGGATTTAAAATAGGTTCAGGTAAAAAAATTATACAAAAAATAACTAAACCTAAAAAGACTTTAAAAAGTATAGAAGAGACTGGCACAATAAATATATCAGACGAAGGTATAGCATCAGAGTTTGAAAGATTTATGAAACAAACTGATCCAGATGGATATGCTAAAATACAAAAAATAGTAGATGATCTTAATCAAAAAATAGAATTAAAAAAGGCTAAAAAAGAAAAAGGTCGTAAAGAAAATGCATCTGGCGGTGTTGCTTACATGTTAGGTGAATAATGAATTTATTTAATAGAATTAAATTTGCTGCTGCAGTATTTGATAACAATCCAGAAGTACAAAAACTTTACAAATCAGGTCAACTAAAACTTGCATCTGAAATAGACCAACCAGCTAAAAGACCAGACGTTGAAACAATGGAAGCTATCAATGCTTTTATGAAACGTAATCCTGTAGAAAAAGCAGGTGGTGGTATGTTAGTGCAACCAAGTATTGATGGATCTAGACCTGGGTATGCTAGCGATTATTCACCGGAAGAAAGAAAACAACAAGCTGAAAGAGGTGAAAGAATTTACAAAATAAAAGATGGTAGAAAAACTTTAGATTTAAATAAAGAACAAAAGAAATGGTTTAATAAAACTCACAAAAATAATCCTAATTCTAGATATTACAAAAAAGATTGGGATGATTTAGGAGGTAAAAAAGCAGATTTACTAGATTCCTATTTTAATGAGTTAAAAAGAGAAAAACCACCAAAAGGATATATCACTACAAAAGAGTTTTCTAAAAAGTATGGGTTTCCTATTTATGAAAAAAGACAATATGGTCCCGTTACCAAAACAGAAAGTAATTACATTAACAATGCTTTAATGAAAAAAATTACTGCAAAAGATGCAGACAGAGGTAGAAAAAATTTATTTCTTCAAAAATTTTTAAAAGAAACTTTAGAACCAAAACAATTTGATACTGTATTAGATTTAGGTGATGGTAAAAAATCAGTTAAAAAAGTTAATTATGTAAAAGATAATGCTGAAATAGCTAAAAAAGTTAGAACATATGTAGACTCACCTTCTATTGATCCTAAAACAATTCAAAATATGAATCTTGTTTTAAGTAATAATAAAATTAAAACTCTATTTAATAGAGGTGATTACAAAGGAATTGTTAAAGCTTTGGGTCAAATAGAAAATTTAACAAACGCTGAAAGAGCAAATGTAATGTTAAGAGTTGCACAGGCTATGTCTGGAGTTAACTTTAGAGATTTTAAACATAATATAAAAACAAATAAAATTTCAGCAAAAAAAATATTTAAAGGTTTAGAAACAGGAAGAGCTGGTATTCCAAACGAATATAATGATGCTTATAAAAGATTAAAACATAACACGATTAAAGATGCAATTGGTTTAGATTATTTTACAAAAACTTATCAAGGTTTTATTGATGATGCAAGATCCGCATTAAAGAAAGCAGGAATAGATATTACTAATTTAGATTTAAATGAGATAACAGGTTTAAGTTCTGGGTATAAAAATCAAACTTTTTCTTCAACACAGTTTGTAAATTTTATGGATACAAAATTTAATCAAGGTGCTCATGCTAGCATGATTGGAGAATATTCTAGATATGAAAATGCTTTAAAAACAGCATTAAAAAATGGAACTGTTAATTTTAAAAATCAAACTTTTACACCAAGACAATTAATAAATAATTGGCAACAATGGAGAAGTGATTGGTATGACAGATTAGATGATAAATATAAAACAAAAGCAGTAAGAGATATACTGCCAACATTTACGTTAGGTAAAGATCCATATTCTTCAGCAATATCTAAAAAAAGATTAGTTGAACTTTCAGGATTAGGATTAAATTTACAAGAAGAAGGAATAAAAAGTGGTTATGCAAAAACTTTTCCAACTATAGGAAAACAACCTGTTCTAAAAGAAGTTGTAGATATGAAACCTGCACAAATAAAAAAAATAATATCAGCTATTGGTTGTGATCCTAAAGCTAGTGGTGGACGTGTTGGATATAACGAAGGAGAAATTTGTTTTAAAAAAGGTGTTGACACAATAAACAATAATAAAATTAAAACACAAGCACAAGCTAAAAACTTTGAAAAATTATTAAAAACAACAAGAAATATTACAAAATACGGAATCATACCAGAAGCACTATTTGTAACTGGTGAATCATTAATTAGAATGGGTTTAGGTGATAATCCAAAAGAAGCTTTACTACAAGCATTAGAATATCTTTTACCTGGAGATCAAACAAAAATTGCTAATAGGTCTATGTATACAAGATTGTTAAATGAAAATGCTGCAAACATTTTAGAAAGAGTTAATACTTACAAAAATGCACAGAACAAATTAGAAAATATAAAACAACAAAAAGAAAATGCATCTAATCTTACTACAACAAGTGATTTAGATTATTTTACACAAACTCAAAAAGACGTAGACAAATACTATAACCCTTTAATTAAAAAACAAGAAGCCGAAATAGAAAAATTTAAAAGACCAAGCGCAGAAATGATTTATGCTAAAAGAATGCAAGATGAAGCTACAGATATTAGAACAGCTAACAATGCAATAACTAAATTAAAAAAATTATCTAAAGATATGGAAATGGATGATGAATTTTCTAATATTGAACAGTTACAGGCTCCATCAGTTAAAGTTGATGCTACTCTGTTTCCTGATTATAGAAAAGCGATGTTCTCTGACAAAGCTAGAAATGAATTACAGTTTATGAGTTTTCCAGATGAAGCTATTAAAGAATTTGCAAAAGAAAATAATATGAATGCTGATGAACTGCTTTTAACAAAAGATGCTCTTAAACAAATTTATAGCATTGACAACGCGGCTAACGTATTTGGTCCAGAACAAGTTTATGGGGCATCGGGAACAGTAGGAACACCAGTAGATTTAGATATGTCTAATTTAACAGAACCCACATCTTCAAGGTATGAAGGTTTTAGTCCTAGATTTAATACATATAACCCAATGGCCGGAGGTGGTATCGCAGGATTATCGGGTGGTGATAAATCAGGCCCAGCACCAGAGTCAGGACCACAATCACAAGGGTTGCAAGGTCTTATGAATCGTGTTAAGAATAGATAGGAGTATAAATGGCAGATATAGATAAAGGACTCCCTAATACACGTACTAAAGTTGAACTTCCTAACGAGGAAGAAATGGATGTTAGTGTACAAGAGGAAGTTTCAGATAAAGGACCAGTAGAAGTTACACCAGAAGAAGATGGTGGTGCAACGATTGACTTTGAACCGGGAGCTATTAACATACCGGGAACAGAATCACACTTTGATAACCTAGCAGATATTTTACCAGACGATGTTTTATCACCTATTGGTGGTGACATGGTCGCTAACTATTTAGATTACAAAGCATCAAGAAAAGAGTGGGAACAATCATACACAAATGGTTTAGATCTTTTAGGATTTAAATATGAAAATAGGTCAGAGCCATTTCAAGGTGCTTCAGGTGCAACACACCCAGTATTAGCAGAAGCAGTCACACAGTTTCAAGCGCAAGCATACAAAGAATTATTACCAGCTGACGGACCAGTAAGAACACAAATTATTGGAGCTAAAACGCCAGCAACAGAACAACAATCACAACGTGTAAAAGATTACATGAATTATTT